GTATTGGTGATACTGAACTGGGTACTATTAGTAAAAACATCCAGACTGTATTTGATGAGAACATTAAAGATGCTGGAGCGTTTGACTCCGTAGTTATACCCGATAAGACCCAATACCGCATATTCTTTACTAAAGATGGGCAAGGACAAACACTATCTAAAGGTGCTATCTGTGTTCTTAAAAAGGAAGCATTTGAGTTTTCTGAAACAAGAGGCATACAGGTAGCCTGTACTGATACCTTTGTTGAGTCAGGTGATGTAATTGTTTTACATGGTGACACTACAGGCTTTATACAAAGACAAGAATCAGGCAATGACTTTGATGGTACAGCTATCTTAGGTAGATACAGAAGTCCTGACATGAGCTTTGGTGATACTGGTATCCGTAAGCACATGCAACGGGTTATTATTAACTACAAACCAGAAGCAGACATTGATGCTGACTTAATACTTAGATACGACAACGAAGATACAGATTCTGCTAGACCTGCGAACTACCCACTAGATACAGCTAACGTGGCTGCACAGTATGGTTCTGCTACGTACAGCACAGAAGGCAGTGCAACACAGTTTGTTTACGGTGGGCCAACACAACCCCTTGTACGTCAACCAGTAGAAGGTTCTGGTTTTTCAGTTGCATTAAAAGTAGAAGACGGTGGTACTACTGCCCCGTACTCACTTAAAGGGTTTCAGCTAGAATATCAATTAGGAGCAAGACGTTAGATGGGTGCTACATATTCAAGACAATCATCATATACAGATGGCGATACAATTACGGCGGCTCACACTAACAATGAGTTTGATCAGCTATTAGCTGCCTTTGCCGCAAGTACAGGCCACACACATGACGGGACTACTGCAGAAGGTGGTCCTATTACTAAGCTACTTGGTACATCTATTACGATGGGTGACGGTACTGCAGGTACAGACATTACAGTAACCTTTGATGGTGAGAGTAATGACGGTGTATTTAAGTGGATGGAGGATGAGGATTACTTTGAGTTTTCTGATGATATACTTATTGCGGCTGCGGAAAAGTTACAGTTTCGTGATAGTGCTATCTATATTAATTCTAGTGCTGACGGGCAGCTTGACCTTGTAGCTGACACAGAGATACAGATTGCAGCTACTACTATTGACATGAATGGTAATGCTGATATCTCAGGTAACTTGGGTATTGGTGGTAATCTTACAGTAACAGGTACTACTACCTTTAATGGCGGTACAATTACTTTAGGTGATGCGGCAGCAGATAATGTTGTGTTTGGAGCAGATGTAAACTCAAGCATTATTCCTAACACAGATAGTGCATACGATCTTGGTTCGTCTAGTCAGGAATGGCGTGACTTGTACATTGATGGTACAGCTTACGTAGATGCTATCAACTATAATGGTACAGCTATTTCAGCTACTGCTGCTGAACTTAATATCATGGATGGTGTTACTGCTACAACAGCAGAGCTAAACCTTATGGACGGTGTTACTGCCACCACAGCAGAATTAAACATCATGGATGGGGTAACGGCAACTGCTGCTGAGTTAAACATTCTTGATGCTAGTGGTAGTACAATAGGCGATCTGTCAGAGATTAGTACTATTGCTAATGATGATGTATTCCTTGCATTAGATACCTCTGGTGGTGGTATAAAGAAGGTTTCAAGAAGTACTGTAGTATCTGGACTTGCTACCTCTAGTGCTATTTCTAATGTAGCAGAAGATAGCACCCCACAGTTAGGTGGCAACCTAGACCTTAATGGCAATGACATTGTTACTACTTCTAATGCTACACTAGACCTAGCACCTAATGGTACAGGCACTGTTGTTGTACGTGGTAACACTAACTCAGGTGCTATTGTATTTAACTGTGAAAGTAATAGTCACGGTCAAACAGTAATTGCACAGCCACACTCTGCAGGTGTTACTAACACTATGTTACTACCTGCAGGTGCTAACTCTACTCTGGTATCACTTGTATCTACAGACACACTTACAAACAAAACACTAACCTCTCCTAAGATTAACGAAGATGTAGCAGTAACTTCAACAGCTACTGAGCTTAACATTCTTGATGGTGTTACAGCTACCACTGCTGAGATTAATCTGATGGATGGTGGGACTTCTGCAGGTACTACGGCGGTAGCTGGTGGTGACGGTATTGTTACTAATGATGGTGGCACTATGCGCCAGACTACAGTAGATACCTTTGATACATACCTGTCAGCTACCTCTAAGACACTCACAAACAAAACTCTTACTACACCTATTGTAAATGCAGGGGTTCAGCTAAAGAATGGTTCTACCTCTGCAGGGTTCCTTGAGTTCTTTGAGGATAGTGATAACGGTACAAATAAAGTAACTCTAATTGGTCCTGCATCTACTGCAGATATTACCTTGACATTACCTAGTACTGCTGGTACACTTGCGACTACCGCATCAGTAACTACAGTAGCACAAGATGAAGCAACAGCTTTAGCAATCGCCCTTGGATAAGGAAACAAATTAATGGCAAATACATTCAAGACAATTACAAGGGACGTTGCACCAGCTAGTGCAGGTACTCCTGAAACAATATATACTACCCAATCAAGTACTAGGGCTATCATCTTAGGACTTACTTTAGCTAACGTACACACCTCTCAGGTTACAGCAAGTGTAACTCTGGTTAGTACTACTACACAAACAAGTCAAACACAAAACACTACAGCACACCTAGTTAAAGATGCAGCTATACCAGTAGGATCATCACTGTCTGTACTAGACGGTAAGGTTGTTCTTAACGCAGGTGATATCATTAAGGTAGACTGTAGTGTAGCAGATAAAGTCTCAGTGATTATGAGCTATATGGAGATTGACAGCTAATGAGTAGGCAAGAGAAACTAGCTGCATTAGCAAGCACTGGTGTAACAAAAGCTGAACTGGATAATATAGACGGTGGTACATCCAGAGGGACAACTGCCATTGCTGATGGTGATGGTGTTTTGATCAACGATGCTGGCACTATGCGTATGACTAGTGTTGAGACTATGGCTACCTATATGGGAACTAAGATTACTGGTGGTAGTATGGTTTATCTTGCCTCTAGTGGAGCTATTAGTTCTGGCACAGCCAGTGTATCTTTTACACAATTTGATGCAAGTAAGTATGATCATTATCAGTTTCATATGCAACATATACTTCCAGTAACTGATGCCCAATATTTATGGGCAAGAGTTAGTACAGATGGTGGTTCAAACTACGATGCTACCAATGGTAATTATCACAGAAATGCAACTACAGATGCGACAGCGTTCTGGATTGCAAGGTCTGCCATTGGCAATGCTTCAGGTGAGTTTGGTGCTAGTGGTATTTTTTATTTATTTGCCCCACACAATTCTTCTGTTGGTACATATGCAACCAGCACAGGTGTAATGATGGGTACAAGTTCCTCAGTTGTGCCTTTGCATGGGCCACATGGAGAGGCAACAGGGGTACATTTAACAACAGCAGACGTTGATGCAATACAATTTTTATTTGAGTCTGGTAATATAGCTAGTGGCGAAATCGTAATGTACGGCATAGCTAACGGAACGTAACAACACAACAACAAAGGAGGCAGTAATGCCAAGATATCATAATATAAACGGAGAAATGGTTCAGTTCACCGCAGACGAAGAGACTGCACGTGATGCTGAGGAAAAGACATGGGCTGATGGTGCAAACACACGTGCTGCTATACAGGTTCGTGAAGAACGGGATGCACTACTAGCTGCTACCGATTGGATGGCTAACAGTGACGTAACACTTGCAGATAACTGGAAGACTTATCGTACTGCACTACGGGATGTACCAGCACAGAGTGGCTTCCCTAATAGTATTACGTGGCCTACCAAGCCTAGCTAAAGGATAGAACATGACCAAAGCAAGAGATACAGCAAACCTAACTGGTAGTGGGGTGGGTCTGTCACTACTAGACATTGATGCAGGTACAGATATCGGTGCTGCTCTTGTAGATGCTGACCTTATGATTGTAGACGATGGGGCAGGTGGTACTAACCGTAAGGCTACCATGAGTAGGTTAGCTACTTATATGGGGACTAAGATTGGTGGAGGTATGGAGTTTATTGCTTCTAGTGGTGCTATAAGTAATGCAGCATCCTCCTCTTTTACCCAGTTTGATGCAAGTAAATACGATCACTACAAGTTTTTCTTTCAGTATGTAACTCCTGCCACAGACAATGTAACTTTGCTAGGTCACGTAAGTACAGATGGTGGCTCTAATTACGACACTACTAATGGAAATTATCATGTTCTTGCGTCTGATTATACTGGTTTAAGAGTTGCAGTAAGAGTAGGCAGTGACACAAACGAGTTTGGGCATTCTGGTGAATTTAGTTTATGGGCACCTCACAATTCAAGTGTGTATACTTATTCCACAACATTTGGTGCTACTATGGATCAAGATGCTTCAACTTATGGAATAGCATCTGCAGCTACATTTACTAACGCAGCTACTGTGCATCTTGCAGCACAAGATGTTGATGCCATACAATTTAAATTCAGCAGTGGCAACATAGAGTCAGGCGAAATTACCATGTTTGGTATAGTTAATTCATAAGGAAAAACAATGGCAGGTTATATTGGTGGTAAGGTAGCAGTATCAGCACCACAACAGATAGAAACAAAGCACACAATTACGGCAACAGCCAGCCAAACCAGTATTCCTAATGTTGGTTATACTGTCGGTGCTGTGCATGTATATCAGAACGGTATACGCCTAGTAGATGGCACAGACTACACTGCCACTAATGGCTCTACTGTTACGTTAAGCACAGGTGCTACTGAAGGTGATCAAATTGTTATTGTGTCCCACGGTAGCTTTGAAACAAGTGATACAGTAAGCAAGGCATCTGGTGGTACATTTAGTAGTAACGTAGCAGTTAGTGGTAATGTCACTGCAACTGGTGTTGGTTCTTTTGGTTCTGGTACTACAGTTAATAGTGCAGCAGTTAAAGTAGCAGGTAAAGAAACCATATGGGTTCCTGCTAGTGCCATGCAGCCTACTACTTCTAATCCTTGCTCTGACTTAACTACAGTAGAGACTACATCAGGCAGACCTGATATGGTTGTATTAGACTTTGATGATGGTGCTGATGAACATGCACAATTTAGTG